AATCTCCTGGAAGCATCTTTAGGTTTTCAACCTTTAAGTTTACCTTAAAAGTTTTGTCAGTAGTTCCAACAGGTTCACTGTAAGAGTTTCCTGTTGCATTCTTTTTATCTCCAACCACTGCAGTGATTGTTGAACCATCACCAACGATTGCCACATCTGCTGCACGAAGAACAGATGCTGTTTTGTTAATCATACTTAACATATTCGCAGACATACTAAAGTTAATTTCTGCTTCAGGGAATGTAATTGCTTTTTGTGGAGCAGTTAGCACAGTTGGGTCTGCAGCAAAGAACTTAATGTTCATGTTACCTTGTTTGATTGAGACAAATTTCTCTGCAAACTCAAGTTCAGGATCGTCAAACAAAGACATCGCACCCAAGAACTCATTGAGATCGTAGATGCCAAAGTCAGGGAATGTCTCCGTGATAGTTGCATCAGCCATCACATTCTTCTGTGCACTGATTGTTGCTAGTTTATTACCACTCTTAAGAAGCAGGTTCGAATTGATTCCTGCGAAATTCTTAATTAGCGATACAGTTTCTTTACTAAGTTTCATTTACTTTTCTCCATTCAAATGATTACATTACTATGTATAAAACATTATACCTCAGAACGAGGTTTTTGACAAATTTATTTTGAATACTTAACATCGTGTTCATATAAGAACATAAGGCAGCACATTGCATGTGCCAAGTGATTCTTTCCAGTTTCGGGATCGTCTTGCTCTCCCTCTTTCCATGCCCATAGATGTCTTTGCATTGCGTCAAAGTATCTTCGTTTAGAGTCTGGAACATTCTTCCAATTATCTGGTTCGTATTTCTCCGCACCAAATGTTAGAATTTCTACAGTTGCTTTTAATGCAAGTGGTGGTAGTAAACCATATTGTAGTTTACCTCCATCGAATTTTCGTCCACCAGTCGTAGCTGTTTGACTATCTTTTATAGCCTGTAAACCTTTTTTAGTATTTGCTGGTACAGGAACAATATCTTCTTTGGTTGCCATAATCTCTCCAAATGAAACAACAAATGGACACTCCGAAGAATGTCCATTGATTACTCACTTAATTAGGCTGTACGAGTAAATACAGATGATCCAGCTACTGCATTAGCAATTGCTACCATTTTGCGAGTTGGACGACCAATGCGATACTTAACCACTTCAGTGCCGTTCACAACTGCTGGGTTTGAGTATACACAGTAACCTTGATCACGCAAATTGCGAATAGTGCTGGCAGGATGTGCAATACCAAAAGAGGACTTGATCTGCTTTGCAGTAAACTCTTTACCTTTTTGCAGGTGGGTCAACAACAGTTCTTGTTTAGACATATAATAAATCTCCATAATAAACCATCAAATGAAAAAATCATCTGGGGGATGGCTAACCCCAGATGACACGAAAAATCTTAATTAAACTTCGATGCCATTCTCTTTAAGAATTGCATTAAAGTCTTCTATATCGTCATCCACAGGAATGGAATCATCGATGATTTTTTGCAGACGAGAAGATTCCAATGCATCAGTCTTCTGTGCTTCAACTTGCTTAGGTGCTTTTACTTTAACAGTTTTAGCCTTTGCAAGTTTAGCAACTTTGGCTTTCGCCTTAGTGACTTTTGGAGTCTGCTTGTCAGCGAGTTCTTTGCTGTATGCAGTCATGTCTGACTCAGTAGGCAAGGGAAGTTGATATACACCACGCTCGACTTTGTTCTTATTGAACAACCAGTTAGGGTAACCAATCTTCTCGTTCTTCGCACCAGTACGCTGGTCACGGAGAGTGTAATAGATCGATGCGCATTCTTTCAAAGTAATGCGACCATCTTTCTTGTATTGTTTGTTGGTCTCAAGAACAGACACAACGAATCGTTTTTGGGACAGGGTCAAGTTTGCAAATTTCAACATAATAAATTTCCTTTTTCAATGATAACAAGATGTAAGTATACTACAGTTTCTAATTAAAGACAAGTTTAAAATGGAACCTCGTCTTCTGGTGTTGCAACTGGTTGCTCCACGACAACCTCTGGTTGCGGATTTGCAACTTTATCATACAAGTCGATGAATGCAGTCTTTGTTGCAGCATCGAAACGATTGCAACATAACTCAACTGCTTTCTGTTCGGTCTTAAAGATTGCATAAGCACGAACAATGTGAATCATACGACGAGTAGTAATAGTTTCATCCACACCACCATCCTCGAAAGTACGACGAATTGCATCCGCCCACTTCACGAGTGTCTCTGCAAACTGTTCATTTAAGCATGAATAAGTTTCCATGAGATTCTTAATAATCTTAACTTCGATCTTCGCATTAGGATATTCCTGTTCGAATGTCACAGCGAATCGCTCCAAGAATGCTTCGTTCAAAATGTTTGTACCGATGTAACGACCATCATCTGAACCCTTACCCTTAGTATTGGCAGTGGCAAAGACGTTGAATCCTTCAGCTGGAACAATCATCTCATTCTTGAGTTTGAAGTAGTATGGTTTACCCTCAAGAATTGGTTGCAAGCAGAGCAGAGTATTGGCAGAGCCAGCATCAATCTCATCAAGCAAGAGTGCAGTACCATTGCGCATGGCGATAAGAACTGGACCCTCGATAATCTCCACATTACCATTTTCCAATGTTTTGGAACCGATGAGTTGTTCTTCGTCAGTCATCATGTTAAGATTAACACGAATCAATGGACGCTTATGCTTTGCACAAATTTGTTCGACCATCGTTGACTTGCCATTCCCAGTTGGACCAGAAATGTATGCAGGATAAAAGATACCTGACTTGATAATATGTTCCAAATCATTGTAGTTACCGAATGGTACAAAGTTCGGATCTTTCTTTGGAATGAGTGCTTCAGTGTTAGTGTAGTCCACAATAAATGATTCTTGTTTTGTTTCAACCTTAGGTTTCAGTGCAGTGTTTCCAACAACTGCATGAGTACCACCATCAATTGCATATAGACCACGACCAACTTTATCTTTCATAAGCCAAAGAGGATATTTCTCAGTCTTTAATGCTTGCATCACAGCCAGCAATTCTGGACGGGATACAGTACCACGAGTTTGCACATCTGGGTGCAATTCGTGCATCTTTGCTTCAAACTGTTCACGGAACAGGGTATCGGTTTTTGCCATCACATTTTCTCCATAATCAAGTATTACATCCATAATTATTACCTAAATCGCAATTAAAGACAAGCATTATTTGCAATAACCCTACACTTTACAGGGGATTAGGTTTCCCCTGTAAAAACAACAACTTACGCTACCAGAGCCACGAATCGATTGAGTAGGACTCGGCTAGTCTTCTTGACATTCAAGAATTTGCCAAAGTTTCTTGCAATCGCTTTTGCATTTGCATCTGCCTTTACATCCAACTCACCCTCTTCAATTCTGGTAGAAGATTGTGGGATAATAAACAAGTCATCACGACCAGTGTTTTTGATAGATGCAAACCCTTGTGCACGGAAATCTTTTCTCCATGTTTCAATGACTGAGAATTGATCGCCACGGAAAGATGGTAGATTAGCATTCAGAACACCAGACAAATCACGACGAGTGTTACGACAGATATGGAATCCAACCAATGCAATACCATAACGATCTTTCATCATACGCAAAATCATTTCTGCTTGGAAGTTTGAGTAACGACTCATCTCATATGTTTTCTGAGTAACTTCATCACGCATAAGATGTTTGGTTTTGATACGCTTGTATTCACTGCCAATAATTTCAGTTCTAGATTCTTCAAGATAACGATGTCCATAACCACTCAATGATGCACCCTCGCCATCAGTAAGAGTAATGAATGTCATCTTCTCAATAGAATTGTTCTTCATGTAATCACCAATGTTCTGATAACACCAGACCAATGCTTCATTCAATGGTGTTCCACCAGTGCTGTATCCTTCATTCCATTGGAAACGATAATCCAATACACGACGAGCCATGTTATTAAACTCGCTGGTAGTCATTTTGTTGCTAAACAATTCAAGAAGATGGAAACCCTCGATCTTAATGATATCGCCTTGTTCTACCTTTGCGTTGTAAATTTCTTTTAGTTTTTCGCAGTGTGCAGCCCAATCCTCTGCAGCAACTTTATTGGCTTTATCTTTGTATCCATCAGTGAATGCAAAGACACGATATGGAATCTGAACACGATTACAGAACATCGCCAAGTTAATAACTTGTTTCAATGTATCTTGTAAGACTTCACTCATCGAACCAGACCAATCAACAAGTAGAATCATACCATGATTCTTACCTTTAGGAATCGTTGTGACACGCTTGAACAAATCATCTTGCAATTTGTATGCATAGAGTTTCTTCATGTCAAGAGAGCCAATCTTTGATACTTGTGCACGCTTATACAATTGTGCAGACTTTTTCATCTCAAATTCTTTGACAAGATAATTTACAGTACGAATTGATTCTGTCTTGAAGTTATCAAAATCTTTTGATTGTGCCTCAAAGATTCGTTGCATGTCTTCTTTATTGACATAACGATATCTACCATCTGTTTCTTCTTGAGACCAGAGTTCAGGTGATTTAGTTTCATTTAGAATTTGTTTGTACCCAACAATAATATCTTTAGGTGCAGTATCAAACTTCCAATACTTGTACTCTGTATTTTCGTCTGCAAGATCCTCAAGTTTACTTTGGAAGGCACGATCTGTTTGAGATTCCAAATCAGGTTCATCGTCTTCCTGTTTGCGTTCATCGTTTTGATTCTTCGGTGAAGATGTTGGTTTCAAATCAGGTTCATCGTCTTCCTGTTCATCCCAATCACCATCCATATCCAAATCATCAAAGTCAGCATAAATTGGATCTTCCTCGTCTTCATCTTCGAAGTCTTGAGGGTTTTCTTCTTTCATGCGTTGCTTGCGCTCTTCAGCCTGTTGTTTGGCATATGCATAAACATCTTGTGCCAATTCAATAACTTCTTCAACTGTTTCAGTACGCTCTGCACGATTCACAAATATCTTTTCATCAGGTGTGAATGTAACACCACAAGAGAATCCTGCTTTGAAGTATAAATTGATTTTGTCAATCAAGAGAAGATCTGCAAAGTTTTGGACTTGTTTAGTGCCAAAGAAATCACGATCGTTGAGTTGTCGGTATCCTTCATTCATGCGTTTACGCAATCCTGGATACTTGCGTTTGATTAGTTTCTCGATACGAACATCTTCGAGAACATTCATGTAACCCATAATCTTAGGGTTTTCTTTAATTGGGTCTGTATACTGGTCTAGCGTATATAATGCGTGACCAACTTCGTGCCCAATGAGCATGTCTTCAATTTCGGGAGTCATGTCTTTCCACATCGGAAGAGTCAACACTCGTGACTTGATGTCGAAAGATGCAGTGCGAGTTCTTGCACGAATCACTGAAAGATTTTCAGTGGCAAGAAGTCTTGCGGATAGATCAGATGCTTTCATTTCCATAATATATTTATTCTCCGAATGCCATTTCAAATTCGTGCTGGGTTAGCAGTGTTTCAATTTGTGCACGATTACCTAATTTCACAGGCAAGATTTCTACAATCTCAAGTGCATCTTCGTATCCGTAGTCAGCACACAAACATGCCAATTCAAAGTCATCAAAACCACTCCATTGATTTTCCATAATTTTCTCCATAACGATAGATTGAATTATGGACTAAAATTGAATTAAAGACAACAATTATTTTTACCCCGAATCTACAGGGGTTGAAGGGAGAGTGACTACTTACTAAGTTGCAATAACTGAAAAATCGTTGCGTTTTTCAAACTTAATAACGGATCTAAACTTGTCAAACAGTTGATCACCTTTGTGAGAGATTACAAATATGTTGGTGTTTTCACCGAATGAACCCATCAATGATAGGAAGTAATCTGTTCCTGCCGTATCTAAAGATGAATCAAAGATCTCATCAAGCAGTAGTAGGTTTGTATTGACAGAGTTTTTCATCTTGGCAATCTGTCGCCATGTGAATAGAATTGATAAGTCAATACGCATCTTCTCACCTTCAGAGAAAGAAGCATATGTAAAGTCATCACGATGTCTTGACTTAACAATCTCATTGAATGCTTCATCTAACTCGAAATGAATATACGCATCCATAGCATTTAAATACTTGTTGATGAGTTTATTCATTACAGGTAAATACTCACGAATAATTGCTGTCTTAATTCCAGTGTCTTTTAAAAGAATCGAAGCAACTTCTTCTAGATTTCTTTGTTCTTGTAAAGATGTTTTGGTACTAATTTTAGTAATGGCATCAGTAGCAAGTTCTTTTAACTTACGCTTCTCTTCATCGATATTTGTCGTATCAGTTTTTGTGCTTTCAACTTCAGCCTGCATTTCTTTAATCTGTTTATTGAGCAGGGTGATTGTTGAGTTTCTTGTAGATAGTTCAATATTCTTATCGGTAATTTGCGATTGTACTTCATTGATTCGAGATAACTTTTCATTAAGATTGGAGAGGACAGTTTCAAGTTCACCAATCTTTTTGTTGTTGTCCAACATTTTTGCATTAAGGTCTTTGATAATGGTCTCTTTGTATTCTTCTGCGATATCTTGGTTACAGCTTGGACATACATGGTGCTCACTAAAGAACTCTGTGTTATGCTCGCAAGTTTCGATCTTTTGAAGCAACTTTGATTTGATTGATTTGGCTTTCTCAATTCCTTCAGTAACATCTTCCTTATCATTGATGCTTGCTTTAAGAGTATCGATCTGCGAAATGATAAGTTCGATCTCGCCCTCGACAGATAAAATCTCAGTAGAGTTTGCAGAAATCTTGGATAAGATGTTGTTGATATTTTCTGTTTTCGCTTCAGTGATTGTTTTGATAATCGCTTGTTGTGAGTCAACCTTATCTTTTGCACTGGCAATCTCGTTTTCAATTTTGAATATGGCATCTTTAGTTTCCTGTGCCTTTTCTTTCAAGAGTTGATTCATTGTAGAGAAAATGCGAATGTCAAGAATGTCTTCAATAACTTCTCTTCGTTGAGTTGTTGGTAACTGCATAAATGGAACAAACGACGCAGAACCAAGAATGACAACCTGTGTGAATGTTTTGTAGTTTAACTTTAGGATTTGTTGTTCAAGAACTTTTTGATAATCACGAGATGCTGCATCTTGATTGAGTAAGTCTCCATCAGACCAAATCTCAAATACATTTGGCTTTATTCCACGGATGATTTTATAATCTTTTGTACCTATAGAAAGTTCTATTTCAACAAGACAGTTCTTTCCATTGATGGAGTTGACCAACTGCCCCTTATTAATATTACGAAATGGTTTACCAAATAACGAAAAGCACAATGCATCTAAGATTGTGCTCTTACCTTCACCATTCTTACCAATAATAAGAGTTGTTGGGGATTTGTTTAGTAATACTTTATTCGGTGAATTACCAGTGGATAAAAAGTTCTTCCATTGTACAGACTTAAATTCTATCATTCAGCTTTCCATTTCATACCCATAGACTTATAAATGAACTTCATTATAAAATTGGGTTTCTTTTTAGAGATAATAGTAATTGGCATGGCATCAACATTAATAGTAAAGGATGGGCTACCTAGATTAGTAGACAAGGTAGTCCATGTACTATTAGTTCCACCATTTATTAGAAACTGTCCTGAACTACCATCAATGCTTCTTTGACGATTCAGTTCTTTTGCATATAATCTACTTGGTTCATAATCCAACTCAAGTGGAATCTGTTCTGTCAGTGGAAAGAAATACTCTATGTTAAGTTGTTGCATTATACCACCTCCACATTAACTGCTTCAGTATACAGAGTCCTCATAAAAGTTTTGATCTGTTCTTTATCAACATCCGTCTCAACCGAGTCAATGTAATTAGCAAGTACAGATAGCGTATCTTCAAGGTTAATTTCCTCACCGATCTCACCATCTTCAAACTCTGATAGATCTTCAATAATTTTGATTTCATAACATCCCTTATTATACAACTTCTGAATAAACTTGTCAAATTTATAGAAGTCATTTTTATTCACAACAACCAGTTTTACAAACTTTTGATTTAGATCGATTGCATCGAGGTCGATGGGCTCTTGCTCTTTGTCGTTGTATTCGATTCTTTCAAACATAGTATTTGGATTTGGTATGAATTCGAGTCCTCTGTTGTTGAGATCAAACAGGTGGAATCCTCTAGTGTCTTTGTAATCCTGCCAAGTAAGTTCATAGGGATTGCCGAGATAGTAAATATGACCATCATCTGAACGATGATGATAATGACCAGAAAACACAAGGTCAAACTTATTAAATGTTTCTTTAGATAATCCTTCATTGGATTGCATTCCTCTATACATGGCGAATCCTGCGATCTCGAAATGTCCCATGCAAATTTCGGCAGTTGTAGTTTCTAATTCATCCAATGATGCCTGATAGTTTTCTGGACATATCCATGGCATCATACAAATGTTAAACCCACCAACATCAATCGTTGTGGGTTTGTCTATAACTTTAATGTTTTTATATTCTTTTAATAGAAGGTCTGGTGAGTTCACATCATTAGTATTCTTATAGTAAGTGTCATGATTACCAGCAAGCATATAAACAGAAATGCCTCGATCAGAAAGTTTGTTAAAGAACATTTCTTTGGCTCGTTGGAGTGCGTAGAAATTAACATATTTCCTACGATCAAAAGTGTCACCAAGAATGAGAACAGTATCAATACCCTGCTGATCAAGTGTAGTAAAGAAAGTGTTATCATAGAATTTTTGGAAGAAATCTAAGAATGCAATACTATCATTTCTTGCACCAAAGTGTTGATCTGTAATAATGGCTACTTTCAAAGAAAACCTACCTTTCTTTCTTTCGCTTTGTGCTGTTGTTCGTTGAACACTTCAGCGATAGAATAACTGTCTTTAATTTCTGGCAAATCGACATTAAGTTTTTTCGCTAAAGTAGTTGCCTGTCCATAATTTAATACATCAAATGTGACAATGTCAAAGCATCTTCCTGGACGAACTAATGCAGAATCAATGTCACGGATACTTGGGAGATTGGTAGAGAAGATCATCTTCTTACCTTTGGTTGTAACAAGACCATCACCAACATTTAAGAATCGATGCATCATTGTATTGCCATCGCTACGTGACTTCAGGAATGCATCGCTGTCTTCAAGAACCATAACTTCTGCATCATCTTCGATAAAGCGAGCAAAGAAAGCATCCTTCTCAAGAATTGCTGCGTCATATGTAACGATTGCTGAACAATTACGATGTGCAAGCAGACCACGAATAAATGTAGTCTTGCCAGTTCCTGGAGGTCCAATTAGTAGGAGAATGTTTGCAGAAGATTCCATGTAACGATCGTAATAAGATTCTAGTGACTCGTCTTTAAGAAATGGGTACATTTCTTCGACAGGAAGACGATCACGATTTAATGGAACATTTACAGAGTTGCCATCACTACCATAAATCCATTCAATGTATGAAGTTACAACAGAGAAGTTTTCTTCAACGATTTCGATAACATCATCAGCAAAATCAGTATCACCGAATGCACGAACAGTTGTTGAGTTGCTGTTTACATCGAACTTGATAAAGTTATTTGTTTCTTCTTCAATAATAAATCCATTAGAAGAATTTGTTTGAACAAAAAGAAAATCTTTAAAGTTTGCTTCTGCCCAGGTTTTCCATGTGTCACGATTTGCGAGAACAGTTGTCTCTCGTTGAACAGTGGAGTTGTTGGCAATCACACGACGTTCCATAATCTGAGATGTGATTAGATCATCAAAATCAGAAACACCCAAAAATATTTTATTATCTTCCATAATATCTTTCAAATTAAACTGCCCATCAGTGGCATCCCATGTAAATTTTCTAAGAAATCTTTCAGTACGCTTTTTTGCTCTTACTTTAGATCTTCGACTTGCTCTTGCTAGTGCTGGTTGAAATCCAACAGTACCATCACCCAAGTCACGAATCAAGTCTCTTATCGATCTGCTCACTGTCATCATCTTCACCTATAAAGTCATCTAAATTCGTTTGTTTCTTTTTCTTCGCTTTTTTGCGTTCTATAAATGTATCATCGAAAGTATGATTCTGTTGCATAAAATCCATATATGCATTATGATAATCTTTATCATCACCCTCTTGGACTTCAAACATCTCAAATGGCATATCTTGAATCAACTTACCTTTAATATAACTCTGCTTCTTTTCTTTGGCAATCCTGCGAAGAAAAGCATACCATATAATTTGGGTGAAATAAGCAAATGGATTGTTAGATTTTGAGGGATCGAAGTTATCAATATACTGAATGCAATTTTCAATACCATCGCTAATCATATCATCACGATACGAGTAGTTT